GAGGGGAGGGGTCCCAGCAGCTATCCTTTTTCCATAACTGCTCTATTCTGTGTTTCGCATTGTTGTTGCTTTGTGTGTTTTTGTGTTGCTGTTGCTTTCTGTGTTTTTTATCTCTGCTTTCTTTGTGTTCGTTTTTTTGTCTTGTTTTGCTTTTATTTTTTGTGTTTTGGGTGTGTTGTTTTTTGTGGTGTGGTATGATGTGAGTATCAACCGATAGGGAGGTAATAAAAATGAATACTATCATTCTTCGCCAATTGACTGTATCAGAGTTCAATTATATAGATAATCCACTCGCTAACAGTATCTTCGCGCATTATGCGCATACTGCAATGTCAACCGCTAATCTAGCTCGTATCTACAACTATATGATGGCGTTTAATGTCAATCCTATGCATAGTGTTGAGCAACACTTGGATGTACTCGCTAGAGCGGAACGTGCATATAATTTCTAATAGTAAAAAGCCTCTAGGCTGATAACCTAGGGGCTTTCCTTATGCCGTGCTACTGTTCTTTCACGGTGATTTTCAGACTGTCCAGCTTAGCTTTTACTGCGTCCTGCACCACTTGTGCTATGGTGTCTGGGTTGGCTCCCATTGCTTCGGATAGTGCTTTGACTGCTGCGGTGAGTGCTGTCACTTGTGCGGTGAGTTGTGGGAGCATGGTGTCGTGAATGCGGATTACGTCGGATGTTGCGTCGCTTATGATATCGCGCGCGTATCTGCCGTTTGGAAGCTTATGCAGCCATTGTCCACCGACAAGTCCAGTGTCGTGCATGCGGATCACGTCGCTGGTTGCATCGCTGAGGATGTCGCGTGCTGCGCGTCCGTTTGGAAGTTTGTGTGTCCAGAATCTCATAATATCTTCGTCGGTCAATGCCATTTCGTCGTCTCCTTCTAGTATTTGATTTGCTTTGTCGATAACATAATTTATGTCGAGTCCGTTTGGCGCTAGGTCGGGACAGCCGTAATGGTCGGTGCCCGGCACTTCGCGGTGCAGCCATATGTTACCGTTGAGACCATCGTGCCATAGGCGTGTCCAACCATATCGGCGTGCGATGTCGGCACAGAGTCGAGCGGAAGCGTTCATGCATGCTTGCGTACAAGGTATTCCGTTCATACCCCCTTCGTGTTCTATGCTGATTGTCGAATTGTTTGATGCGTAGTTGGCGTCGCTGTAACTGCCGTCATGCTCGCGCACGTATTGATGGATTGCACCGTATGCGCCGATACCATAGTGCGCACTTGCCTGCGAGTTGGCGTTTAAAAATACACTATCCGTTCCGGCGAGATGGCCGACCATGATATGCAGCGTTATGTGTGTCACGGCGTATCCATTGCGTCCATCGTAATGGTTTGGCGAGCCTATCCATAGGATGCCGTCCATCATTCCGCCTTATGCTTGTTATTTGTGGATTGGGCGAAAATTTGCATGAATGGCGCGTTTTTTAATTCGGGATTGATTTCGGTGATGTTTTCGAGGATTGACGTGAGTTCGATCATGCATACTCCGCCGACCGTGCAGACGAATACGGACATTGGTAGCCCTAAATCGATATGCCGGTTCACTTCGTCGATGAACCATGCTACCAGCACAAGCATAAGATAGGCGAACTTGTGCCCTAGCCCCTCCCGCATCTTTCGCGAACTCAGATTGTTCCGCATGATTGCTTTTGTTACGCCAGTAACGTAGTCGATACTGATAAAAAATATGACTGCAATGGTGCACCATATGTCTGCTTGCGTCATTATTATCCTCACTTTCTTATACCTGATTGCTGCAACAAGCCGCCAAGAATCATGCTGAACTCCGCTTTAATTTGCGGGGTCTCGAACCGTAGTTTACCAACGCGATAAGCATTCAATATTTTTTGCGTCATATCGTCGGAGCGCTTGAGCATTATGCAATTATTGTCCACAAGTCGATAATCGAACGTAAAATTACGGGTGATTTTCGGTTGTTTTTTCGTGATGATATACAATACTTCGTCGGTGTCGCTTAATTGCTGGTAAATGTTGAAAATACCGTATTCGTTGGTTTTTAATGTGAACGCATATCCGGCGTTATTAAAATCACTAATGAGAGTATTGGCGTTGTCCCTAAAATCGTTGTTGATTGCATAATTCGCATAATTTTCGTCGTATCTGCGCAAAAACTGCCCGAATTTCGACGTGGCAACCTTGGCGCTGAACCCGCCGTAATCAGCTAATTCCACCATAACAAACCCGTCACAATATCGCTGATATTGCGTGTGATTATCCAATTGTGGTTTGAGGTTGATATTAAATGCCGAAAAATACGGGTTGGCTAACGTCACGGCGTTGCTGCACATGATAACGCGAACTCTGTCGCTCCAGCGGTCAACTGTGTTATAAAATTCTTCAAGTGCGGTTACTTCGCCGCCCAAATACCGCATATTATCCGGGAAGATTTCATCAAAAATAATGGTTCGCACCTTGGGGTAGGCCACCGATTTCACCTGTCCAGCCTGAGATAGGGCGATGAAGTACCCCATGACGTGCCATGTGGGGCGTTGCTTTTCATGCTTATCAGTCACAGCGTCCCTATCATCCAACCAGTGACATTCGGCTTGGTTGCCGGACACTCTAAACTCCAACTCTGGATATTGTTCTGCGATATCCGCAAACCACGTGCCTTTATTCTTCTGCTCCTCGGCTGTTCGTCGTAAATAAATGAACTGCCATCGTTTTTTAATCCAGTCGCCTATGACAAGCTTTTTAGCACCATAGGTTTTACCGAGGCCGCGAGCGCCGATAACGAACATCCAAGGCGCGTGATATGACAACACGCGCCCGTAATCGTAATAATCGCCCTCGCTTAGAGACTTTTCCATACTATCCATCATACCATACGACAACAACAGAACCGGTAGATATCCACCGGTCTATTGTTGCACTAGTTGATGATATACCGGCGTATCTCCCACCGTCTCGCCATATTCATCTCACCGGACGCCGCGAACAGATTCGGGCCGTTCTCCGGCCCTCCATGCGATAATGTTTCGTCCTTGCCATCGCCCGTGAACATTTCCACATGGTCCCATGACTGCGTGTACGCCCCCCAGTCCAGCAACAGCAAATCGGCGGCGTGTGCCATGCGAATGGCGTCCGACACGCTTGTGTCAGAGCTACCGCATACGCGCGTACCCTTGCCTGCCATCTGACCCGTCCATGTGCCCACGTCGATACCGAGCACATCCAGATATGCGCGCCAACAAACCGAACTGCAATCGCCGTACCCGCTTGAATCCGGGTCTAACCGTCCTGCCCCCTGCGAGTAGGCGTATTTGCCGATTCGTGACTGCATCCATTCCACGACACGCGCCGCATCCTCGCCGCTGCTGCCCGAGCTTGAACCGCCACCGGTTTGCCCGCCGCCCGGCTCTGTGGACTCGGAAGTCCGATATATCCATGTCTGTGCGGAGCTTTTTACGAAGATGGAAGCAGTTCCCCCACTGTGATGGACAAGGTTGTCGCCTTGCAATTGTATCCACGCGGTGCTGCCAGGCTTTCCGTCGATGCCGGGTTGGTCGCCACCCGGCGTGTCGGACGGTTCGGAGATCTGGCCAAAATCAGGCGGCGCAGACGTGCCATCCCATGCGTTCAATAGATTGTATGCGGTGGTGTATCGATTGCGGTATTGCCCCAGCACGCCGTCCGCCAAGATTGTCGTGCAAATCAGCTCAAGCGTGGCAGTGGCCGAACATGACGCGAGTACGCGCTGCGCCCGTGCGGGAGACTGGTGGTAAGCGCACGCCCACATAATACGTTCCTTGATATTATTGGGAGGAAACCCGAAATTGGTCATAGTTGACTGATACCCGTCCCAATCCGCCTCCCATTGCGCCTCTTGGAAAGCGTGGTTTTCGTCCCGCTGCGCCCACGTTTTCCACGCATTACCCTCGGCGGTGGATAGGTAGCGTGCCGTCCAGTTGATGTCATTCGCCTGCACCTGCTGCGCCAGTGTGGGAGCCGCCGAGGCGAACGTGTTCCACCCGTCCGGGTCGGCGGTGCGCCCTCGTTCCAAGAGATTGCGGGCGCGACTGCCGTACCATTGCATCATGCCCACAGTGATGGCGTCAACGTAGTTGCACGCGCCCCAATCGCAATTGCTTTCAACCGTGCCGATAACATACATCGCGTATAGTGCTGTAGTAATAGCCATGCCACCATTGTAGCAGCATGGCTATCACTTGAAATAGTCCGTCAGACCTCGTAGAGATAACCATCCGTTGGGCGAACCCTAATCTTCCACGCACTCTTGAAATTGCGTGCAAGACGGACGAACAGACGGTATTTATCGGTGTCGGGCAGCGTGACGCCCTTATTATTGCCCGTGTTCACATCGCCGGACTGTCCATTGGAATACGCCCAAATGATTCGGGCATGGTCGCGGTCAAGCACGAAAGACGCATGCACTCCAATGGCTTTGTCGTCTGGCACCGATGGAGTCACCGGGGCGGTGTTGTCGAAAGCGACGGTCGGTGCATTGTCTTGATAGAAACCGCCGAACGTGGCACCATTACGTCGAACGCCCGCAATGATTCCGACTTGTCCAGCCGTTGCCGTGTCATTGAATTGGCCGATGGGGGTGGATTCCTTGACGGCGATTACTGCAATGTTTTTTGTGTCGCCGTTTTCGCCAATCTGCACTCGGGACTCGAAACCCTCAAGGTCGATGCTGACCGGTAGGGTTACCGTGCCACATTCAACCAATTCGACTAGCATTTGAGCGTCCGCGTCTCCGAGTTGGAAAAGTCCGTCCGGTGCAAGATACGAGCTTTTCGCTCTAACCTCGTCTGGTATCTCCTGTGACACCACGCCGCCTTGTGGGGCGTAGTTCGGGCGCATGAAAACGTTCTGGCCGGTGCTGAATGGCGTGAAGTTGCGCTCCAACCGTCCACTAGCGTAATCCGGCCAATTGGAGGTGATGCCATCCACCCCGAGCGCAGTGACACGCTCATATGCCACGGGGTCATTGATAAGCCACGGATTAATCTTGACGCCAGCCGAGTGCGCGGCGCTGACCATCGAAGAGGTGAGTCTGCTTTCGAGTGGGTTGCCGCAGAAAATACCGGCATTCTTCATCTCAGTCCAAGAATGCGGCATGGCGTCCATATCCCACGTCCATGAAACGTATTTCGCTCCGCCTTGCACGGCTCGAACGCACTGCTCCCAGCTGAACGAGGTGAGTTCATGAATTGCGGTGGCATCATACTTTCTAAGCAATGCCAGCATTGCGTCGGTGGTGGCGTTGGTCAATGATTTGATTTCAAAATCAACCGGACTATCGCCCACGGCTTGGAGCACCTGTTCCATGCTCACCGGCCTGCCGGTGTTGCCACCATGCGCTTTCGCCTTGACCTCACGACTCATAAAGTCCTTGAAGGTGATGGAGGACACGTTAGCAGCCGTTCCCGTCATGGTGCGGGCGGTGGAAGTGTCATGAAGAATGACCGGCACGCCGTCCGAAGTGAGCTGCACGTCGATTTCAGGCACGAACCCGTGTCGTACCGCCCACATGATGCCCTCCATGGTGTTTTCGGGGAAGCGGTAGGAGCCACGGTGCGCGTGGATGATGAAATGGGAGTCCAGCTTGCTGTCCACACGGACGTTCGCCAGCGTATCGACTTTTGCGGCGGCGTTGTCCCACTTGGTCTTATTCGCCGCGGCGGTCGCGGCGGTGTTGCTGCCGAGTGCGGTCAGCGCCTGAGCATTATTGTCGGCTGTGTCCACCGTCTTATCCCACTTGGTTTTTTGAGCGGCGGCATTGACGGTGGAATCCGCTCCCAATGCGGAGAGAATGGCCGTATTGTTGTCTGCTTTGCTTGCGGCGGCGGCTGCGTCCGCGCTTGATTTATCCCACTTGGTTTTATTGGCGGTGGCGTTCGCCGTGTTGTCGGCTCCCAACGCGGCGAGAATCGCCGTGTTGTTGTCGGCCTTGCTTGCGGCGGTGTCGGCAGACGCCTTCGCAGCATCCGCCGCCGTCTTCGCGTTGTTCGCCGCTGCCGTCGCGTTGTTCGCCGCTGCCGTCGCCGTGGTGATGTTGGTGGCGTTGGCGTACATCTGATTGTCGATTTTCGTCATCGCGTCGGTGAAGTCGCCGCGCCATGACGGGCGGTCGTTCGGATTATCGCCAAATGTCGGCAGATTGTAGTGTCCGGTATGCTGAGTGGTAGACATTGTTGTCCTCCTCTTTTTTTAATCTTTAGCTCTACCAACGCGAACGATGCCGTGCGCGTCCTTGTACATCGAATCAAGTTCGGTCGCCGTCAATCCGAGCGTGGTGGGCTGCTGAGCGGCTTTATCAACCTTGCCCGCAAGTGAGGGCGGAGGTGGTGGCGAATCCGCTCACGTCAGGGATTTGCGAGACTCGGGCGATGGTGCCTGCGACTCCAAGTGGAGAGGTGGACGTACCGGTGCCGGTGAGGTCGCCGGTGTGCGATACTGTCGTAAGCCCGCCCTCGGCAGATGCGATGGCGTCCGCGTTCTTCTTCAGCTGGGCGTCAATCTTCGTCATGTCGGCGTTGTAGTCTCCGAGCCACGTGGGCCTGTCGGTACCGGCGAACTGGCTCAGATTATAATTTGCAGTATGTTTGCTTGCAGTCATGGGAATTATCCTTTCTTGTCGAAATTGTCTGCGGTTGGGTTGCGTTCGATATATCGCGCATCGGCTTCCGCCTGCGTGATAAACGACATGTCGGCGGGTGGGTTCTCGGGCATGCTCCCCCCGTAGGGGAACTGCGAGCGGCCCGGAAAGTCGCCGGGCACGCAATTGTCCACGGCGGTGGCACGCAAATCGTACTCGCGTGCGCCGAGGGTAAGCCCGTCGTATTCCTGCGCGGTCAGTCGCATGCCGTCATAATCCCCCCAGAACAGCCCATGATTGCGCGAATTATCATACATGCCGCCCAGTACGTCTCCGAGTGGTTGTGTGATGCCGTACACTGGGGAGGTCGCCACGCCCTGCTGCTCCATCTGGTGAATCAGCGCGAGCAATTCCGCACGCAACGCGGCCATCTCCTTGTTCAGCTGTGCGACGGTATCCGCAAGGGCCTTGTCCATAGATGCCGCGAGGTCGGTGGTGGTCTTCTCCAGCTTGCTCAGATCGCATTGGAGGATATCGAGATTGTGTCGCAAGCATTCAATTAATTGGAGTGTAGTCAATCCGTCCCGATAGGTGAACGGAACGGACGTGGGCACCCCATCGAACAGCCGTTGCCTCGGAATGAGTGAGTTAATGGCAACCATGATTACTCCCATTCTCCATAGTTATGGCAGTTGCTGAATATTGTATCATACGAACCCCATACTTGCATGAAGCATGGTTCGAGACTCCGTACGATTTCCATGTCCACATTGATAATGGCGTTCCGGTATTCCTGAATCAGGCTCATGGCCGACTGGCTGCGCCCTGTCACATGACTCTTGCCCTTGGAATTGCTCGAATCGTGCTGATAGTCGGTGGCACTTTGGGCGGTGGTGTGACTGGTCGAATCCTGCGAACTGGACGCCGTGCCCGAGCTGTCCGCCTGCGACTCGTTGGCATGGCTCGCGTAGCGTGCGAAGTCGCCCACGACGCCAGTCTGCGGCACGTCACTATCGAAGCTCTTTGACGTGGTGGTACTGGAATTGTCCGACTTGCTGGTACTGCTGCCGGTGGAGTCCTGCGTGCTGGACGCTTCGCCGGACGACTGGGATTCGCTGCCGCTCTCACTGTCCGTCGTCATGTCCATGGAATCCAGCGGATTATATTCCAAGTCCAGCGTCCGATAGCGCTCGTTAAAATAAGGCATGATTTCCGCCATCGTCATGCCCAAGTAGAAAACGAATTGTTGCGCGGTTTCCTGTCCTATCTCCCTAAGTGCGTAATGGCGGATAATCTTCTCATTCAACTCTGCGCGATGGCCCTCATCGTAAATCGGGTAATAGTCGGCGCTGAGATGCAGCTTGTCGTCCGTATCGTAGCCTAATGCGATAAGATTGCCGAGGGTTTCGGTGTACTCCCCCGGCGTCATCATCGCGTAGGCGCTAAAATCCTGTACCATTACAATACACCTCCGATACCCGCGTCATAAGAGGCGGGCATGTCAATATCCGTCGTACCCGAAGCGCTAGCGTCAAGTGCGTTGGGCACGCCGGAGCTTTGCGCGTCCGCATACTCGACCCACACGTTCAGCTGCGGCCACAATCGGTTAATCTCAGTCGCCGCAGCCTGCCGCGCCTTAAGAAAACTCAGCCGGAACACGTCGACTTTCTCATTGGCTTGTGCCACCTCATCGGAGATGAGCCGTTCCTTTTTCTCTGTGCCGGACGACTGAATGCCGAGATACCCCAACACCTCATTAGTCACCTGCGTTTTTTGCTGAACGAACTTGTCCAAAAGATAGGGGGTCGTATTAGGCCACGGTTGGAACGAGCTACCGGGGTCAAGCGAGTCGTATCCGATAATATAATCCTGACCGTCCTGACGTTGCTGGAGCATGTTTTGAACGGTGAGCTTGGTGCGAGGGTCGGCCGTGATGATTGTCGGCAGCTTCAAGCTCTCCAAGTTCACGTCATACGCCTTGTCAATGTCAGCGAGGCGTCGCGCGTACTGCCATAATGTCGGCTTGAATCCGACGCGCATTCGATTATCCCAAATTGGAATACATTCCGAACCGGCCTTAAGCTGCCTGTAGTGGTAATTGACTCCTACCGGCTCGAAACGTGTCGGATTATTGTACACATTCAACTTACCTTGATAGCCCGCCTGCGTTACGAGGAACCTGCCGATACGCTTGTCTTCGAAAAACAACGCGCAACCATATTCGCACAGGCATATTTCCAACCAACGTTCGTCCACAGTGGGCGGTAATCCGCGCCAACTGAAACGGTTCAATGCGAGTTCCATCAGCAAATGAAGATACATGTCATCAAGCGTGACGGCGCGTGTTTTCGCGTAATTGCCGCGTGGGTGCAACGCGCCGCCAACTCGGTTCTTTTTAGACCTACTCATATCGCCATCATATCACTCGTAACCAATGCCCGGAATCGGCCTATTGTCCGCCCAGTCGGTCACACCGATATACTCGGGCTTGTTCCAAACCGTCACACCACGTTCAAACATGCCTTTGATGGTCAAGCGGTATTCTTCCGGCAACGCGCCCTTCACATACGCCTCCTGCATCTGCCAGAACGAGAATTTATCCATGCATTCCAGCGAAGCGGGAGGTGTCAAGAATCGTTGCACAAAATACCCGTAGCGCAACATGTACTCACCTGCGGCCCTTAACGCGCTCGGCGCACACGTCTTAAACCTCACCAGCACGCCCATTATGCCGTTCGATAAGTTGAACATGTCACCACCGAGCGCCCCCGAAGTGGTTGGCGGAGTTAGTTGCATCTGCTGCACCTGAGCGTTAATCCCGGCGATGGCGCTCTGGTAGTCGCCTTGAGCCGCATATGAGGCCAGTCCGTAATTCGCCTGCGACACGACGGCGTTCAGCTGATTGTTCAGTCCAGTCGCTCCGCTTGCGTAGGCGTTGGCCTGCGATGTAGCCGCCGCATTGGTGGCAATCTGATTCGCCGTATTCGCCGCCGCTGTGGAATTGGAGACAGCAGCCGACGAATTGACGCCGTAATTGGCGATATCCGTCCGTGCGGAGCCGAGGAACGCGCCGCCAACCGCGTTCACCGCGCCTAGAGGGCTGCGGGATGCGACGGCGTTCAACCCTCCGCCAATGATACCGGCCATACCATTGAGATTGTTGCTCTTGATATTCTGCTCCACTTGGAGATTAGCCATCTGACTGGTTTGATTCTGCCCGATGGCAAGAGACTGATTGAGCGAGTTCGCCGTGATGGCATTGGTTGCAGTCCTGTTTTCGTTTGCCCAATTGGTTTGCCGTGCGGCGTATTCGCGCTGTAGTGCAGCATTGGAGTTGGCTACGTTTGCCGAAGTCAAAGCCTTCTGCCTAGTCCATTGAGCCGATTCCTGCGCATAGGCGCGAGTGTACGCACTGTTCGCCATCGCCAACGCGCCCCCATTGTTGACCACTGAAAAATGAGGCAGATTGGTGATGCCGAAACTGGCGTTAAGCATTTCACCACCGTCTATCGGCAGTCCCATATCTTTGCCGTTGATGCTCAGCGGAACCGTAGTGCCCGCCCCGGCTTCATTATAGCCGGGAACGTAAAAATTGATTCTCGCGCCACTTGGCGCGTAAGTGTAGGTTTCGCGAATGGTAAGTGTGTCGGATTGAATATCTTCAGGCCGATAAGTGATAACAGTGCCGTTCAGGCAGCCACATTCAACAACGCAATACGGATAACAGTAGAGTTTGCGCAGATTCCGGTAGCGGGTAGGGATATTGAATTTGTCACGAAAGTTCGCAATGGCCATAACGTCTTCATAGCGCAAATCCGAATCAAGAGAGGAGTTGAAAGAATAAATGTTCCCATATTCCTCTGACACTGGCTGTCCGTAAATCTCCGTAACCCTATGCCCATATCGACTCACATAATCCCGTGGAATCTTCGGCACCATGTACACTGCGCAAATGCCTTGCGTCACCCACGGAAACAGCGTGCCAAGGGCCATGATGTTGGCGACATACGCCATTCGATTCTCACAATAATAGACGGAACAGCCGTCCGTCTCCTGCTCGAAGATAGCACCGGTCGCGGTGGTTAATTTCGGGGTGGAAGTGTTGCCGGGGTCGTCGGTGAGATTTGTCGTGCTGACCACAATCAGCCCGTAATCAACCCAGTCAACGCCTCCACCGTCCATATCATAATGTTGGCCTTCGATAATGCTTCGATACTCCTGTGATGTCGTGACCATCTCACTGCCAGTATCCAAACCCTCCGGGAGTGCCAAATAGGTGCGCCCGAAGTCGTTCCACTGATGTTCGTTGGCGACGCCGATATGCCCGCGCGTCACATAGCAGCTGCCGAATGTAACGTCATGCTGGAAACTCTGCCACACGTCCAGCATCAAAACCAATTGCGTGCAATGGGCGTTGATGTATTCGACGCGCTGGACAAAATAATACCATGCGCGCGGCCCCTCCAAACCGGGATAATCGTTATAGGCAATCAAATAATTCCAATTCGACGCCTCGTTGAACGGCAGTTCGACGCGGGCGGGCGCGTTGAAAATATGCATGGTGGCCGGCCTGCATTCCACGCCATCCAATTTATCAAACCATTCTTGCTGCGTTTCACGTGAAACAAACCGCACAATATCGCGATATGAAGCATCCCACGGTACGCGGCAAAGTTTCAGTGTCGTGTTTGGCGTCCATTCCGCCCAAGAAAAATTAGACTCCACATAAGGATTCGCGTCGTCAATCATCATCATCCTCCGGTATGGCAAGGCCCGGAGCAATCACGTGGATTATGCTCCGGGCCTTGTCCTGCATCACACCGTGAGAGAGAGTAGCCAACCGGCTACCTTCTCATTATATCACGCGGCGGCGGCAGTCACGGTCACGCTCTCTTTTCCAGACACACCGAACAGCGTGGCGGTGATGTCAGAGCTGCCCGCCTTGACGCCAGTCACCACACCGGACTCGGACACGGTGGCGTTCGCCGAAGTGCCGGCTGTCCATGCGGCCTGTGCGGTCACGTCGGCGGTACGCCCGTCAATCATGGTCGCCACGGCGGTCGCCTGCGCCACATGCCCAACAGTCACGCCCGGAACGGTCACAGCGATGGATGCGATAATCGACGGGTTGAATCCGATAACACCGTCACCCACCACTGGCACGTCCAGAGCCGCGGATACAGTGCCCGGCACCTCCGGCGTCGCCGGATTCGTGTACAAGGCGGTCGCCGTTACCGGGATGGTGGTGTTCGGTTCGTCAAGGCCGACCACGAGCACGCCGGTAGGCGAGACATACGTGTAATCGCTCTTCGGCTTGGCAGTGTCGCCGATGCGATATTCGACCGCATCCGAGCGGAACGTAGCCGTACCGTCGTTAGTGATGGACGTGTCGGCAATGACCTGCACCGCTCCGCCACGCGCCACATTCGACGGGGTGGACGTGCCACCGCCGTACATCGCGAGTTTGAGTTGGAACGTCGGTGTCTTGGCTGTCGTGCCGGTAGGTGCCACCGTCTTCGCAGTGGACGCCGCACCAGTCCAGAACATCACTGCCGGGGCGAAGCCGGACACTGAGATGATGTGCTGCACGTGCAGATAGTGGTTAACCGAGTTGATGTTGACCGGATTGGTCTGCTGGGTCATTTCGTTGATGACCGGGATGTCAATCAGGAACTTGTCGGTGGTCAGGATGGCTTGCACGCCATCCATGCCGAACCTGTCTTGTGGAATGACGATAATCCGGTCAATGGTCGGTTCGGCGTCCGTACGCTGGAAGACGGTCGCGAGGCCCTGCACGTCAAGCGCCGACTTGACTTCCGGCGAGCAGAATAAAACGAGTTCGTCTGGACGTGCGAAGGTCGGCATGTGTCGCGCGTTGTACTTGGTCGAAACGAATTTAAGCGTGTCGGCCCACGCGCGAATCTGACGCAACATGTCACGGGCGTACCCATGTTGTTCAGGTCGTTGTCCATGTGGACGCGCCAATAACCACCGAGTTTCGCATATTCAACGAACTGGTGGCACAAAGACTCGAAAAGGTCAACTTCAGCCGCATTGTAACAGGATGTGAGAATCTGCGAAGTGAGCGAGGCCAGACCGTTTTCGGAAGTGAAGGCACGCTGAAGCGTCTTGTCGTCCGTGGTCGCGGGATACCAGTGCGCAAAGTCCAGACGGTGATAGAGCGAATCCACGTCGATTTTCCACTTGCGGAAGTTATCCGCGCCGAGGTATTCCGCATTAGGGTCATAGACCTGCGCAAGCGGCATTCCCACGGCGATTTCCTGCCACGTGTCGCCATACGCCTGCGATGCACGCTGGAAAACACTGAGCGGATTATTCCAACGCCACGTGTTCACATAAGTGCCGCCGATACGGTTCACCAATGCGGCGTAAAACTCATTCTTAAGCTGGGTGGACGACATAAGCGTAGCCATCTGCCTGTCCATATTCATCTGAGTGGCTGAGGGCATTCGCCTCTGGTACTCTGGCGACGCCTCGTTACGAATCATGTTGAGAATCTGGGCGTTGTTGAATTCGGTGAGCGGTCGAAGCTGCTGCTTCGGCGTCACCACCGGGGTAGTAGGCATGATATCTTTCCCTTTCTGATTATCAGTCTTCGTATAGGTCGTCGAACGTACTGTAGGTTCCGTTATAGTCGTCGTCGGTCATTTCAGCCGATTCCGGCGTCGCATTGTCGTCTGGGCCGTCGTTTAGCACGTGGTCGGCGGCTGCGTCGCGCATCGCTTCGACGGTTTTGGACAGTTCCGCCACGGTTGCCTCCAATGCGCTGATACGGTCGGCCATGTCGGCGTTCTTGTCGTCGCCCGCATCTTCGGGTTCGTTGTCGCCCTGCGTTTCAGGCTCCGGGTTCGGCGTATTGTCGTCGGCGGTCGCGTTCGGCTCAACATCGGGCGTGGTGTCCGGCTTGTCATCATTTTCAGTGTCGTCCATAGTCACCTCTTAAGGTAGATGGCACGGCAGCAATCACGCTGCCGTGCCGGAATTGCTAGGCTGTGCGGGTTCCCTCGCCGTCGATGGGCGTTGGCTACGCACGTCTACATCCGACCGGATCGCCTTACCGATTTGCCCACCGGCCGGGCCATCGAATCGGCTCGGGACGCACACCCCGCTACTAGCCATTATAGCACAAAAAAACAGCCGTCATCGTTGACATGGCGCGACCTCGGCAGAAAATCGTCGTAGGGGATAGGGGCGGCTCGATGCACGCCACTCAACCGCATCACCGTACTGCCGTCTTCCTCTACGCCGCAATATTTGCGATTACCAAGAATGCGAAGTTTTTCATAGGTGTGGTCGTTTTTCCACGCGCCCAGTTTCCTATCGTCCGTCTCGACGCCCACGGGTGCGTCCAATCCCTCCAATATCATGCTGTCCGTATCGGCGTAAAGTACGCGGTCGGCGTTCGCGTTCATCGCGCGGGACAGTATTTGCCGACCGTAGGCGTTGACATATGCGGCGGTCGGTAGCCATGCGAGTGAGTTGGCCGACTCGGGTTTGTCCACGGTAAAATCCACGCCGCCGTCGCCGGAAGGCTTCGGGTGCAGCATAGGCCGGTAAAGCGAAGCTCCGAATTTTCCCACCAACGAGTTCAACAATAGTTTCGCCATCTGCCGACGCTCGCCGGTTTCGGTTTGTTTCACGTGGAACCATTTGTCCACATACGCATGGTAGAGTCCATGTGATTTGCGGAATTTCCAGCCGCCGATATGCTCCCACACATGCACGTCATAGTTTTCCGTCAGAGTTTGCCAATCCACGTCAGTCACCGGCATGGTGACGACGCCTAGCGTACTGTCCAGACGTTCGCCCTCATACCCCCATACTGGTAGGATGTTTGTGAGCGTCGCCGTTTTTCCCGATTTCAGTCGCGCATCGAACGAGACAACATCGATATGCAGCGGGCAATCAGCATCATCATGGTATTTTCCTTCATACCATATGGGTGAGCCTACGGGCATAGCAAAGTCGCGCATGATACTCGGATAGAGGCTATTCACATCCCAACTCCTGCAATCTCGGTATTCGCCCGCCCTGCTGTACACTATCGCGCCATAATAGGAGGGGCGCATTCGACGATAGTCGGCCTGAGTCAATGGTGGAAAGTGACGCTTGAAATCAGCATAATCCCCGTCAATATAGTCAGTCATAGCCATTGACGCTATGGTATTGCCCTTGAGTTTTAGGTCGTCGCATTCCTGCGCGATGTTCCACGTGGTTTCCAAGTCGTTCACACCACCAAACGTTTCACGTGAAACATTCAGTCCGTCATCGCGTGTAATATTGCGCACGTCCAGAAAATCCACAGTGATACCGCCCATACGTACCCGGAAACTGTAGAAATGACCACGAATGTTAAAAGTACCCCAGACCCCATCCTTTGCTGGATTCGATTGCAAGGGAAGACGCCTCAATAACTCAGCCGCTATAGGCTTGATGTCCTGCCATCCATGAGCGCACCATACGCGCGTGTGATGATCAAGCATAGTGAGACGGATAACGGCGTTCACCATCAATGGCGTTATACCGTCGTCCGTCAATAGTGTTGCGCCGTCTGTTGCCGCCGTTCGACGCTCTTTCATAATTCCATCCTTTTTTAGTGTCTTGCCGCGCTGGTCATCCATTCATCAAGTCGTGTCTCTACATCTCCCGCGTCTGCTTTAGTCTCCCATTTGTGTGCTTTATCATTATACCATGTTGCCTCACGCACAACAACGCTGAAATTCGTGTTGTTTATCAGCCATCGTTTTTGACGGCTCGACAGGGATGCGAATTTTTGGGCGACGTTAGAATCGAACGCTTCGAGTTGCTGGGCAGCCTTATCAAAATCCGAAACACCCTCGCTCTTGGAAATCTGCCTAGTTCCCGCACGTAACGGCGCACGCCCTACGAGTCCGGCGTATTCAAGCATCTCCCGTTCAAGCCTCTTCCGATTCCCCTCTCGAATCATCACGCGCGCATGGCTTATCCCGCGCTCTGAGCCGAACACGTTCGCACGGCTTCGCATGAGTTCGTCACGTGCCGAACCTCCGACCGTGTGAGTCCCTAACACGTCGAACGGCGATTCCCCCGCACGTTCCATTTCACGCATTTCACCCACGGTATAACTAGCCATACTCAGCGCCTCGAATTGTTGAGCACGCTTGATTTTCTGTCGTGCTTCAATACGACGGCGCTGCTGCTGCCGCAATGTTTTCCGACGTTTCGACGGGGCGGCGACGATTTCCGCATCGCTTATCGGAAGCCGCGATGCCATCTCACGGTCAAGTTTCGTGACATGGACGTTGGGAACAACCTGATACGGCTCATTATCTCGCGCCTTTAAGGCTTGCTGTTGTTCTCCAAACTCCTGCCCAATGCGGCGTGCCACCTGTTCGAGCTGTTGGGCGCTGAGTTTTCCTAGAAATGTTTCGGTGATTTGCTTGGGGAGGCGTCCGGTACTGTAGTCTCTGACTGATTGTTCTCGGCGTACCTGTGCCGACCTGATTGCGGCGTTGCGTTTCAGGTTGTTGGCGCGTCGGTTGGTTTTTTTACGTTTTGCCACAACCTCTCCCTTGTGTAAGTATGAAACACCCCCGCCGCAAGGATGGAAACGACGGGGGTGAGTCTGGCGGCAACATCCCTACAAGGACGTTACCATGTTATCATATGATGTGGACAAGTTGTCTACTTGCGGCCTTTTTCCGACACCAGTTCAAGGTCGAAAAATTTATAGCCACGGCGACTCTTCTTTTCCACTACCTTTAGGGCAAGTGGCTGATTCCATGTGTTCGGCGTGCCGAAAATGGCGAACAGACTACCAAAAGCATGCGCCAGCGTGGGAGAAGCGGCGGCAAAGTCGCCTTCTTCCGCGTGAATGACGACTCGGGTGGACGGATTGATTTCGCCAGTCTCCTGATTGGCGACTTCAATGGCCTGCGCCAGCACGTTGGTGACGTGCAGCGGCTCGTTAAGGTGTTCGTCTACCCTGTCGGCGGTTTGCATGGCGTTGTACAGCGCCATCTTGCCATCCACAGAGGAGGTATCGAAAAAGTGGGATACGGCGTTAGTGCCGTTTGCGGAAAAGTTGTTGCCGTTCGTTACGGTCAGTTCGTTGTTAGCCATGTGTGTTGCCTTTCCTTATAGGGATTATTAGTTATTTTCCTCGGCGATAATATCATCTTCGACCACGTTGCCGTTAACCGGCCCCGGATAGTCGATAATGGTATCATCTCCAAATTCGCAATTAGCCCAATAAATCGCCTCGTCCATGCGCGTTGCCTGCGCATGATATTCGGCAGACATAGGTAGCATGTCCTTGTTGATTTTGCGGGCTTTTTTCATAGCCATGTCAGCAGTACGGCACGCGCCATTCACGACTACCTCAATGTCAACGAGTTCACCGTTCTCACCGCGCGTGATGCCGCGCACGACACTGTAATGCTTGGCTCTCTTGATGTATGCCATGATCATACCACCTTATCTTATTGTTGTTGCTGCTGTGACATTCTTGCAATATCTTCATCAGTATACCGCACGTCTGTCAGATTGTCAAAACAACGACACGCGATTTTGACGATAGTCTGGGCAAATTCGTTGCCATCCCAGATTTTGCACATTTCATAACACGTCGCACCCTTGACATGACAGACGGCGCACCACGCCACCATAGCCGGGGCATAAATAACGCCGCCAAGCATTTCGATATCCTGAGTTCGCGCCAACGCGCCGACACGAGATGTGCTATGGGATAGTGATAAGCAAATATTTGCCGCATGTTCGATGCCATCAGCAAACGCCACCTGCCCGCCTTGAGGTTTGTAAAAAGATTTCAGTAGCGCCACACTGCGGCAAAACGTCTCCCAATCGCCCTCACCGCGATTATATTCGCGCAAGTGCAGATTACGGCGACGCCCACGAATAACCCTTCGCACGCGGTCATCATCCAGCACGCCATCGTCAAACCAGTTTGTACGTTTTTTGCTTTTATCAAAATTCAAATTCTTCGATTTCATGCTTAAAACTCCAATCCGCCAAGAAAATCACTATCACCATAAATCCACATGACCGCCCACAGCTGTCGATTAGAGCAACGTTTCGGCGGATTGTGGGCACTCCGCTTGTGCCGTATGCCAGCCCGAAAAGCGCGCAACCGCCAATAACTATCAGCGTCCGGGCACGTGCCACATGTCCATGAATGTATCCAACCACGAAAATACATGGTCACTCCCTCTCTTCCAATGGGGTGCAGGCAATGCGTCTTCCATCGATAACAGTGGACGCAACGTCCCGATAATAGTCGTCGCAGTACGAGCGCGTTTTCATACCCTCACTGTCCGCCACATACCGCAATGCAAACATATGACATTGAGGCGAATACCACAAAACAACATCACCGTCCACGTATCGAGATGGAAATACGGCAACCTTATACTTTTTATCTAGAGACATATCAACTCCTATCCTTAAGCGGTTTAGATGCAATATCCATAGCGTCCAACACCATAGCACGCATTTCAGTAGCCTTCGTAGGGTCATAACCACATCGCGCGGTTCCTATAGTCAAACCGTACGCAATGTAGAACAAATGTTGGTGAGTACAGTATTCGATACGCACATCACCCCCCATGTGGGGGCTATCGAACTTCCCGACTCGAATATCACCATAACACATTCCAATCACTCCCTAATTATATACCGCAAAAAAAGCAGTAGAGCGGCGGCAACCAAACACAAGGTTGCGACAATGACGACAAAAGACACTACATCACGGAAGTCATCACGCTCGGAATCACACAAGCCGACACCGACGAGAGAGATTCCCACCGCAAGCGCTAAAAACACAATCGTGCATCCAATAAACCGAAGAGCCATCAAAACAACCACTCCTAAATCATACCAAAAATGACAACAACACCAACAACGCACGCGCAAATAACAAGGACAGAAGCGAACATGTCAATACACCACCTTGTAATAGTAAGACACATAGCCACCACCACCAACCACACGTTCGGTTCCGAATTGGTTGACATAAGCGCGAAGTATTACGCCCTCAAGCTGTAAAACTCTACGCAAAGCTTCATAAGAGTCTTTGGCGTGGGCAACATGGTAATTACGAATCGGCGCTTCCACTTGAAAATAGTCACGGCCATTCCAGTCAACGACAATATACGTATACTCTTTCATAATCATTCACATTCCCTATTCGCACGATAATACTCAACAGAACCATCAGTTTTCCAAAACCTCAGATTAGACAATTCCACGCCAGCCTCCCTACGCAACTCACGACGCATACGCTCCCTCACACCCTTGACAGTAACGGCATTACCCATCGAAAAATAATGCACGGTATTGCAATCAGTGAATGCCACTGTTATGGAATTGTGCCACCAATCAAACGAAACAACGGTGTTCATTTTATTACCTCCCTATCGGTTGATACTCACATCATACCACACCACAAAAAACAACACACCCAAAACACAAAAAATAAAAGCAAAACAAGACAAAAAAACGAACACAAAGAAAGCAGAGATAAAAAACACAGAAAGCAACAGCAACACAAAAACACACAAAGCAACAACAATGCGAAACACAGAATAGAGCAGTTATGGAAAAAGGATAGCTGCTGGGACCCCTCCCCTC